ATTGATGTATCTCAAGATCCTGATGTTGAAGAAGTAGGTAAAGATGAGGACGATAAAGAAGAACTTGAAATTACTGATTTAGTTAATTCACAAAAAAATATTGAAACAAAACAAGAGGAATATTTTGACACCCTATTCAAACAACTTGAAAATTTGGAAAGTAGATTGGGTGAAATGGATAACTTAATGAATGCGGTTAATTCATTGGAACAAAAAATTGAAAAATTTAGACCTAAAACTCCTGAAGAAAAACTTGAATTAAGAAGTTTAGATTCCGGACCTTTTAACCAAAAACTATCTGATTATTTTGAAGACAAAGAAGATCAGTTTGAAAAACAAGGTAGAGAAGAATATATCTTAACTAAAGATGAGGTTGAAGATTTTTCACCAAAACAAATACAAGACACTTTTAATACTTACGATGACGAAGATATGATGCCTTAATTAAGGGAAGGGCATCAATGTCCTTCTTTTAATTTTTACATACATATTGACTGCGACACTTTTTATATTTATACTTTCTATTGTAAACTTTTAATAACACAAATATATGGCGACAACAAACAATGTTTTAGATGCAGTTTTGGCTCAATACGAGAACTCAAAACAAGGTGGTTCTTCTAACACCTCAAAAATGTCTTCGGACGAAAGAATGAAAAAATATTTTGCTGCAATTCTTAAAGACAGTGAAAAACAAGGTCAGAAACGACTAAGAATCCTACCAACACCTGATGGTTCTTCACCTTTTAAAGAGGTATGGTTCCACGAGATTAAAGTTGATGGGAAATGGGTTAAACTTTATGATCCAGGTAAAAACGACAATGAGCGTTCACCATTAAATGAAGTTCACGATGATTTGATGTCAACAGGTAAGGATTCCGATAAGGAAATCGCCAAACAATACAAAGCTCGTAAATTTTATATTGTGAAAGTTGTTGATCGTGACAACGAACAAGACGGTGTTAAATTTTGGAGATTTAAACACAATTACAAACAAGAAGGTATTCTTGACAAAATTATTCCTATTTGGAAAGCAAAAGGTGATGTTACCGATGCCGATAAAGGTAGAGATTTGATTTTGGAGTTGACAAAGGCGAAAACTAACACAGGATCTGTGTATACCGTAATCCAAACTGTAATGTATGATGATCCGGCACCACTTCACGAAGATGCTGAAACAATGACTGAATGGGTTAATGATGAATTAACTTGGGAGGATGTATACTCTAAAAAACCTGTGGAATACCTTGAAGCAATTTCTCGTGGAGAAACTCCAAGATGGGATTCTGACAAAGGTGGATTTGTTTATTCTAATGATGAGGTTGCAGAAACTTCCATCGGAGGTTCTAAATCAACACCAGCACCTGTTGTTGATCCTCAAGTAAATGAGGCGATTGATGAAGAATTACCGTTCTAAAAAAAAGAACCTATAGTGTAGGTAGTGATTTACAAAGTCACTACCTTTTTTTATCTTTAAACAAAACAAACAAATTAATTATGGCGATTAAAAAGAAAGAAATATCTTTGGATGTAATCAAAGGTAAGTACTCAACAAAAACAAAATATAAACCAGAAAGTTTTTATAATTGTGGAGAAGCGTTTATGGGAGCTTGCGGTTTACCTGGACCTGTAATGGGGGGTATAAATATGTTCTTGGGACATAGTAATGCGTCAAAAACAACCGCAATGATATTGGCAGCTGCGGATGCTCAGAAAAAGGGGCACTTACCTGTTTTTATTATAACAGAAAAAAAATGGAATTGGCCTCATGCTATTGAATTGGGGTTACAAGCCGAAAAAAATGAAGATGGTGAGTATGACGGAATGTTCATATTTAACGACTCATTTGATGTCATAGAAGAAGCGACGGATTTTATTAACGATATCCTTGACGCTCAAGAAAAGGGGGATATCCCTTATAATGTATTATTTTTATGGGACTCCGTTGGAAGTATTCCTTGCCGTATGACATTTAATGGTGCCGGAGGGGGTATGTTTAATGCCAAAGTGTTGGCAGATAAAATCGGGATGGGAATCCATTCTCGTATATCAAAATCTAAAAAAGAAGATTACCCATATTACAATACTTTAGTTATAGTTAACCAACCATGGGTTCTTCTTCCTGATAACGCATTTGGTCAACCTGAAATCAAGAGCAAGGGTGGTGAAGCGGTATGGTTGGCAAGTAGTTTAGTTTTTTTATTTGGTAATCAGAAAAAGGCCGGTATTAGTCATATTGACGCAACTAAAAATGGGAGAAAAGTGTCGTTCGCAATTAGAACCAAAATTTCTATTTTAAAGAACCACGTAAATGGAATTGCTTTTAAAGATGGTAAGATAATTGCCGTACCACACGGATATATTGCGGATACAAAAGAAGCTTTAGATAAATATAAAAAAGAATATTCAGATTATTGGGAAACAAGATTGGGGTATTCGGATTATTCTTTGGACGAATCTACTGATGACATTAACGAATAAAAAATATAAATAATTATACTTTTTAATGATTTACTGATATTTATTAATATGGGGAGAAGAAAAGTTGAAGAAGAAAAAAAGAAAGTAAAATTGGCAGTGTCTGTTGATCCTGAATTACCACAATACTTTAAGGATAAATCTATAAATTTATCTTCCCTTGTTAATAAATTATTAAAAGATTATATTAAAAATGGAAACGAAAGTTTGTAGTAAATGTAAAGAAGATAAAAAAGTTTGTGAATTTGGTAATTCAAAAACATCTGATGATGGGTTATTATATTGTTGTAAAAAATGTAATAATGAACGAAGTCAAAAATATAGGAAAGAAAATCCTGAAAAAGTTTTAGAATTAACTAAAAATTGGAGGAAAAAAAATCCTGAATGGGTTTATGACCGCAATAGGAGATATCAAGAAGAAAATCCTGATAAAGTTAAACAAATGAAAAAATCTTGGTTAGATAAAAATCCGGAAAAAAGAAAAGAATACCGTAAAAATTATAAACCAAGAAAACAAGAACAAAGAAAAGAACGAAGAGAAGTTGACCCTGTTTTTAATTTGACTAATAGAATGAGGTGTAGATTGTGGAAATACTTGAAAATTCATAACATCACTAAAAAAAACAAAACTTTTGACATAGTAGGTTGTTCCCCCCAATTCCTCAAAGAACATTTAGAAAACCAATTTATTGATGGTATGGGTTGGGATAATAGGGGTGAATGGCATATTGATCACATTATTCCATTATCGTCAGCAAAAACTGAAGATGAACTTTATAAATTGTGTCATTATACAAATCTCCAACCTCTATGGGTTGAAGACAATTTAAAAAAAAGTAACAAAATTTTGTAGTAACGATTATAAAAATTAAAAATTGAATAAAACATTAATAGTAGATGGTAATAATCTACTTAAAATAGGTTTTCACGGAGTTAAAGATTTCTTTAATGAAGGTGAACACGTCGGAGGTATTTGGCATTTCCTAAATACTTTACGCAAATTCTTGGAGGAGTCCTACTTCAATAAAGTGATTGTTTTTTGGGATGGAGATGAAAATTCATCCCAAAGACGATTACTATACCCAAAATATAAGGGAAATCGTAAATCATCTTACACTGAAGACAAAGTGTATTCATTCAACAATCAAAAACAAAGAGTAAAACAATATCTTGAAGAGATGTTTGTTAGACAATTGGAGGTAGATAATTCGGAAGCGGATGATTTAATTGCGTATTATTGTCAAATATCCGAAGATGAGGATAAGACGATATTTTCATCAGATAAAGATCTTACTCAACTTATCTCAAAAAAAGTAACAATATATTCCCCACAACAAAAACAATATTATAAAAATGGTGATAAAATAAAAATCAAAGAACATAGTATTCCTCACTATAATATAAAGACATTTAAGATAGTTGCTGGTGATACATCAGACAACATTGATGGTATCAGTTTACTTGGTGAGAAAACATTAGTTAAATTATTTCCCGAGATACTTGATTCGCAAGTATCATTCACCGATATTTTAGACAAAGGTAGAAAGTTGTTAGAGATCCAAAATAAAAGTGTTGTTTTGAATAATCTG